GTACTGATAAAATGATTCTTGATTTTAACCCTTCAGATGTTTCACATTGGATTTATGATGAAGTAATACCAAGAGAAGATGCTGATACTTGGATTACAACATACAAGGATAATATGTTTTTATCTGAAGATTTGATTTATGAAATCGAAAGAATGAAAGATCGAGATCCTGATTATTGGAGAGTTTATGGCGAAGGACTTCAAGCATATTATTCAGACAGACAAATATTTTCTAATTGGCATTTTATTGATTATGCCGATTTTCCACAAACAGATACAATTTATCTTGGACTTGATTTTGGATTTGCCCACGATCCTCTTGGAATTTGTGAAGTAAGAAAAGTGAATGATAAACTTTACGTTCACGAATTATGTTATAAACTTGGTATGACTAATTCAGATATTGTTAAATTTATTTCTGATTGTGGTCACGCAGACAAAGTTATTTATTATGATGCCGCTGAACCTAAATCTGGTGAAGATTTACGCAGGGGGGGTCTATTAGCAAAACCAGCTGTAAAAGGTCAAGGTTCTGTAAACGCAGGAATTAATCTGCTAAAAGAATATGATATTTATCTTTCTAAAGAATCAAAGAATTTTATCAAAGAATATCAAACCTATTATTGGGATCAAATGAAAGATGGAACAATCATAAATAAACCAGTTGACAAGAATAATCATTTATTTGATGCACTACGTTATTGTGTTTATAGTGCTTATGGAAAAGGTGTCGACTTCTTTGTTATTTAATTATTACTTTTGTAAAAACATTTTTTTTAATGGCATCCATTTTAGACAGATTAAAAAAGTTGGTGACTAAAAATGGTCAAAATACCAGCGAATATTTCAACAGAGCAATATATAATTATCTTGGTGATTCAATAGTTTGGAATCCAGAAAATGATGAAACTTATATCAATAAAGGTTATCGTTTTAATTCCACAGTTTACTCGATTGTAAATATTATTACAAAAGCTGCTACAACTGTACCTTTTCAAATTTATGAAATTCAAAACGAGAATAATTTAAAAAGATATAAAGCACTTACTTCAGGAGATTTTAACGCTTCAGCATTAAATCAATCAAGAATACTTCAAAAACGTGCATTGGTTGAATTAGAAAGTACTGAACTTCACGAACTTTTAGAAAGACCAAATCCATCTCAATCATATAATGTTTGGATTCAAGAGATTATAGCTTTTGGTCTTTTAACTGGTAACAGATATATTTATGGGATTGGACCAGACACAGGACAAAATGTAGGTAAATTTAGCGAACTTTATGTTTTGCCTTCACAAGCTATGGAAATTCATTCTGGAGGCATTTTAGAACCAGTAAAAGAATATTCATTACAATACAATGGAACTTACAAAATACCAGCTGATGCTATTTGCCACATAAAAGATTTTAATCCTTATTATGATGGTACAGGATCACACCTTTATGGAATGTCACCTCTTAAAGCTGGACTTCGTTCAATGGATGCAAATAACGAAGCTCTTACAACAGGAGTAAGATATTTACAAAATCAAACAGCGAGGGGGGTATTGATGGCAGATGAAGGTGATTTAAATGAAGTACAAGCACGACAATTAAAAGATAAATTTAAACAACAATATCAAGGAAGTAATAATGCTGGTGATGTAATTATAACTCCTAAAAAATTATCTTGGGTTAATTTCGGACTTAACGCTGCTGATCTTTCTTTAATTGAACAATATAACGCTTCTATAAAAGATCTTTGTAACGTTTATAATATTCCTGTACAACTTTTAAATAATACAGATTCTTCTACATATAATAATATGAAAGAGGCAAAAAAAGCATTATATCAAAATGCTGTTATGCCTCAATTAATTAAAATACGAGAAGAATTAAATCGTTGGTTAACTCCTAAATATGGTGATAAACTTTACATTGATTTTGATTTTTCTGTTATACCAGAACTTCAAGATGAAATGGAAAAAGTGGTTGCACAAATGTCACAAGCGTGGTGGATAACTCCAAACGAAAAAAGAGCTGCTATGTCTTATGGTACTGATGAAGATAAACCAGAACTTGATGATTATTATGTACCGACAAATTTAGTTTCTTTAGGTTTAAGTGATATTCCTTTAGATGAACCACAAAATTTAAATCTTGATGTACAAGCAATCGTAAAACGTGCTGTTGATGGAATTAATGATGTTTATAGCACAATAGCAGAAGCAAGAATAAGAGCGCAAGAATTAGGTGGTTTTGGATATCACGAAATAATTGTTCACGGAAATACTCGTTTTATGCCTTTCGAATCACACGAAGAATATGAAGCTGCTATTTCTGGTAGATTATCTGAATTTCGTATTGATCAACAACAAGAAGAAATCGAGGAACAAGAAGAATACGAAATGTATAAAGCTGAATCATACAGCAACTATCCACAAGGAGCAACAAACAATGCTAAACGAATGATTGAGTGGAAAGAAAAATATGGTGATGATGTAAAAGGTGGAACTCAAGTAGGTTGGACAAGAGCAAGTCAACTTGCTAAACGAGAAGCTATTTCATTAGATACAGTAAAAAGAATACATAGTTTTTTATCTCGGCATAAAGATAATGCTGTTATAAATCCAAAATATAAAAATGAACCTTGGAAGGATGCTGGATATGTCGCTTATAATCTCTGGGGGGGTGCAGCTATGGTTAGCTGGGCAAAACGTATCTCTGAAAATGAAAAGTAATGCCATTACCAAAACCAAGAATAAATGAAAATGAAAGTGATTTTATACAACGTTGTGTTGTTGATCCTACAATGGTTTCAGAATATAGAAATGATCAGCAAAGAATAGCTGTATGTTATAATTTATACGAAAATAAAGGAACAAAAAAGGATGCAGAACAAGAATGGCTTAATGGTTGGGATAAACAACTCGATATTGCAGAAAGACAAGAAGTTGTTAATGTTAAAAGATATTATCTTGAACAGTACAATGAAGCCATTAGAATTTTCAAACAAACAAGACAGACAAAAAATTTTGAAACTATTTTTAAGAGAACTGACATATATGATCTTTATGCTGATATGTATTTTAGGATCTCTATGCGCTTCGCTAATTATTTCAGGAAAAATTATGCTTTATTATTTAAGCAAATAGATACTTCAGGATATGATGATATTTGGAAAAACATTTTTTCAAATCTTGGATTACAAATAGGACAAAGAATAGCACCAGCATTAAAAGAAACGACTGATAAAACTTTAGATAAAGAATTAACTCGTTTTTTAAATGACCCAGATCTTATAAAATTAAATGAAAGAGATGCTGCAAGAATTATAACAGCACGATTTGCTAATATTGCCGAATATCAAGCTAAAAGAATAGTAAGAACTGAAGCAACCTATGCTGCCAATATGGGCACACAACAATCTGCTCGTGATACTTTCGGAAAAGATGAATTAGAAAAGAAATGGAAAACATCTTTTGATGAACGAGTGCGAGGATCACACGCAGAATTACATAATACAACAGTAAATTATGATGAACTTTTTTCTGGGATTATGTTTGTGCCTGGTGATAGAACTAATGGTGCTTCTGCGGCTGATGTTATAAATTGCCGATGTCGTGTTATTTATAAGCCAAAAGCTGGTATAATGGAATCAGAAAAACTTACTCCAGAGGGAGCAAGACAAGTTCAAGAAATAATAAGAGAATTTATATAAATAATTTTTTAAATATCTTTGCGATATGAATACAATGATTTTTAAACAATCACCAATCGGTGAATTAATAGATGCAGATGAAAAAGCAGGAATCGTTAAAGGTTATGCTTCTGTATTTGACAATATTGATTCTGATGGTGATATTATCAAAAAGGGTGCTTACCAAAAAACTATCCAAGAGAATGGCTATCGTGTTAAATATTTATATCAGCACGATATGGATAAACCTCTTGGCAAAATGGTACATTTAGAAGAAGATGCTAAAGGTTTAATTTTCGAAGCTGAAATTCCTAAAACACAATTAGGAAAAGATGTTGTAGAATTAATGAAAGCTGGAGTAATTACAGAAAACTCTGTTGGAATCTTACCACTTGTAAAAAGAATGAACGAGGGGGGGTATAGAGAAATCAACGAAGTAAAACTTTTTGAAGTTTCAGCTGTTACTCTTGCTGCTAATGACGCTGCTCTTATTTTAGATGTAAAAGGTAACGTTGATCTTGAAAAAGTTACAAAACGTTATGATCGTTTGGCATCTTTAATCCGAAAAGGAAACATATCTGATGAACTTGGATATGCTATTGAGTCAGAAATATTAAAGCTAAAATCTATATTTGAGAGATCTACTCTGCCGATGATTGAAGTCACAGAGCCAGAAGTAATCGAAAAAGATTATACGCTTGATATCTATAAACA